CACCCTGACCTGACCTTTCGGCAGCCAACAAATCAAACAAGCCTTTGTACTGTTGCTGTCTTAACGCATTTTCCAATGCCCTAATGCCTAAATCAGCTTCTAAGCCTGATTCTGCTAGACCGCCAAACAGTTCACCCCTGCCTAAATCGAGGGCTATCTGATTTCTATTCATTTGCAGCATAGGATTCAAGGCCGATAACAGTCCTGCCTGTGGCGTATAAGCCGCAGGGATAGCCCGTAGTCCTAATTCTCCTGCTAGTCCTAACCTACCCCTTAATTCCTGCAATCCCTGTAGGGTTTGTTGAGAACCTAATGCTTGTTCTGCCCTAGCCTGATCCATAGCACCCAAGACATTACGGCTTCTTTGTTCTTCAATGGCTTTAGCCTGTGCCAGTTCTTCAGGTGTGCCGCCAAACATAGCCGATCTAACACCGCTACGGCCCTGATTAACTAACCTTTGCTCTAAACCTAACCTAGCCCTTTCACGTTCAGGAGCTTGTACTGCTTCTAATCTGTCAAATAGCTGTTGTTCCCTAGTAGCCCTATCTTCAGGGGCTTGGGTTAGCATATTAATCAGGTTAGTTTGTTCTTGTTCACGCTGTTCAGGGCTTCCAAGAATATCAAATGCTTGTTGACCAAAGCCTAGCAGCGAGTTTTGAAGGTTTTGTTCAGGTTGAGTAAGCTGTAAGTTAAGACCTGTAGGTTGACCAAATTCATTTACAGTTGTTGCTGCTTTTTGACCTGTGCCTGTAGTAACAGTAAAAGGTTTGAATTGTGTTTGCCTTCCAAGCTCACCAAGAATCCCGCCTCCCATTTCACTAAAATCTTGATCGCCCCTTAAATCTGCTTGATAGTCTCGCCTAGCTTCTGCTAAATCGCTTATACCTTTTGCACCTAGACCTGCCTGACCTAAAGCCCCTAAAAGGCCCGCGCCATCACTACCAAAGAAACCACCACCACCTTGATTTAAACCAAATAAATTTCTACCAAAATCTTCCCAAGTATGACCTGCTTCATGTGGCATTAGTAAGTCCCTCCATCTAGTGTCCCAGTGAACGTACCTGACACCGTGAGGGCCGCAGCCGTTGTAGTCCCAGTGAATGTTGGCCCAGCCGTGTTTGCTTTCGTTGCTACTGCTGTGGCGATATTGTCAAATTCTGCATTGACTTCTGTGCCTTTGACCAACTTGGCAGCATTACCTGATACCAAAGAATCTTTAACGGCAAAGTTTGTGGTTTTTGTATAGTTGGACATTAGACTACCCTTCCTAACAAAGCGTGTACGTTGAGTTGTTGTATCGCTATTGACTTACCATTAACTGTAGACTCTACACCGATAGATACTACAGAACCAGAACCAGAAGCATTGACCTTCTGTCGATTAACCAGATTTAATGAAGACGCATATTCAGCAGTCGTATTATATTCACTGATATTATACTGCCCTGCATTGTTAGCAGGTAGTGTATATGCCTGTTTTTTATAGGCATTTGTATAATCATACGCCCAGTTTAATACAACAGTAGATTCTGCCCCATCAAATGTAGTCAGATTAACCTTCTTTAAAAACTTTAAAACACTACTGTCACCAAAGGCTAACGGGTGACTAAAGTAACTTATCTGATACGCCCCATCATTATCATCATACCCTGCATATTGAGCGATTCCTGTTGCAACCCCGATATATAAGGTTTCGTCAGCTAGATTTGTAAAACATAACGGAGCCAAGCTAGTCCATGTGGTTGCCCGATACGACCCATCCTGAAGAGGAAAACGGGTATCAAACACATATACCTGCTGTAATGTAGGGAAGTTCACCAAAACAAATGATTCATTTGGCGAATAGTGCATTTTAATATTGCCAGTTTCACTAGGAATTAAATTTTTAAGATCATTGTTGACGTTCTTAGAGATATCCCCAATCGGTGAGGACTTCTCTTGTATTGTCCTAGCCAGACTTCTAACACCAGATCGATCTAGGAATATTAAATCCTTACCTGTAGACACCACGCAATCCCTAGACACACAGCCTATATTTGAGATTGTATCTTCCAAAGTCATAGAAGCAGGTGCGCCAGCCCCTGAGTAAATAACAATTGAGTCTTTACCGAATATGATTAGGAAGCCGTTATGAGCCGCTAGAGCAACGATTTCGTCATAGCCTGTAGGCCATACGTTTGTAATGTCTATTGAACCTGTAGCTCCTCCTGTCCATGTAGTGCCATCTAAAGTATCAGACCAGTAAATAGTAGACTTGTCGGTAGCAAAGTCAGCAACAAATAGCTTACCAAACGCTGCCAAGACCTCATTTCCCTGTGGTGGTGTCCCTGCTGCACCCGCATGGGCTGACATTTTTTCTAAACTAGCAACACTGTGAGTATAGACTAACGGCTCATGCGCCCGTTGAAAGAAGAAAGCATGGTCATTGAAGTTCACAGCCTTCCAGTTGTTAGCACTTACTGTGTAAGAACCTGGAGTATCATCAGCTAGTGTAGACGTTCCCTTAAATAACTTGTTATTACCTGCTGATATTATGGCTGTATTCCCACCACTATCCCTGTACTGGTGTACCATTTCAATACCCGCAGAAGAACCAAGAACGGACGAACCATTACTGCTAACCATTTCGTAGCCTTTCCTAGCGGCTACCCTGCCTTCCTTGTCAATAATGCAGTTATCTGCAACAGAAGCAAACGTAGGGTCTTGAGCTAAAGGGGCATCTTGCGTGTTAATACCCGCAAACCCTGGAGCTGTAATTGTTATGCTTTGTAGTTTCTGAGCCATTAGTTCACCATAAATGTTATCTCAGAAGGGTACTTGTTAGCGTCAAAAGCTACTGCGTCAGACAGGGCAGTTGAAGCAACCGCAAACTGTTCAGCCGCCGACTGACCACCAGTTTCACCCCTTTCCCTTAAAGCCATAGCAAACGCTAACTGTATGACAGGGTTAGAGGGTACTGACAAAGCTGTACTGTCAGAAGACAAATCAGTCTGTGGAACAATAACGTCAAAGCGTAAGTTATAACTATCGTTAGGCTGTGGGTATAGCTTAACCTTTAAGTCACCGCTAGTGTCTTTGCCTATAAACGTGTAGTAATCAGGGCTTCCAGCGACTACAGCCGTATTGTAGTAAACATTGTTAAAGTAAGACTTACTACGCAGGGACATAAACTTCTGTCCTGTCGTATTCATTACATCCTTAACAACTGCCTGATCTCCGCTACCTGTTAGTGAATATTCACTTGTTCCGCTAGTTGTTGTTAGTGTTATTGAGTCCCGCAAAGCAGTCCAATCAAATGAATTTTCTACTATTTTTTTAGCGTCATTAACTAAATCGCCTATCAAAGCAGAATAATCTGTACCATTTGCAGTATCTACAGTGTCTTCTCGCAACCTTCGCAGAACATTATTTATCAAATCTATGTACGTCATACTAATGTCCTCAATAATCCGCTAGGCAAATTAAAATCTGGAATGTTATCTAACTTAGTAAATTTTGGTTCAAACAATATGTCATCAAAAAGCGTTTCAACAATAGGAGCAGACTGAAATATTTGCATTATCATCCCTGCTTTTTTCTCAGGCTGTATAGGTGTAGATATAGGAATATTTGGTAATCCTATAGGTTGATCGTCTACATTTACGTTCTCTGTACCCGTTTGATCTAAAACACTACCAGTGCTAACAGTAGGTGTGCCGTTAGGAGAATCAACAGCAGGAGTGTCGCTAGCAGGTGTACCACCTTGAGGTGTCCCGCCTTGAGGTATAGGTGTACTACCTTGAGGTGTGCTTGTTTCGCCTTGAGGTGTAACTGTTTGACCTTGAGGTGTACCACCAGTAGGTGTACCACCAGTAGGTGTACCACCAGTAGGTATGCCAGTATCTTCTGCACCACTATCAACTTGATTGTTAGCAGCCGCAGCCGCTTGATTAGCACCTACCTTATCATTCCACTTACCTAAAATAACTTGAGCATCTTTGTTATCTTTATTAATTGCATAGTCACTAATAATTCCAATAAGCACGTTTACAGGAAAGTTTGTTCCATCTTCTTGCTTATAGTCTCCTAACATATCTGTAACAGGATCAGCCCTATCCTTATTACTATACTTTGCCAATATATCTTCTGGTGTTTCACTTGTTATTTCTGCTTCTGTGTTATCCTCATCTGCAACTGTATCGTT